GCTGTTCGGGCGTACGAGCCAGTTCCCCGCCAGTCACCACGAATCCTTGGTCTGTAGCGTACTGGATTAGTTTACACATGTCCAGCAAAAACGCAGCTTGTTCGGTGCTTAAACTCATTTTTTGCCTTTCATGTCTGCTAGTTTCTCAATGGTTCTGCCGCCAAAGTATGCACCCATTATCAGCATCCCCCAGTTACCCAGCAAGGTGACATAGGACTCGTTGGCGTTGTACCCATAGGCAGACATCATCGCAAACAAGAAGTAGCCTAGAAAAATGGCAATTAGGCTCATGGGGCGAATGTTCTTGGACAGCCAAGAATCGCTGTTCATGTCAGACTTCCAGCGATCTGTGACGTTGTCGTCCTCGTTCTGTGCGGCTTTGGCAAACATTTCTAGCTCAGCTAACTCCAGCTTGGCTTTCTCAATACCCAGTTCAAGGAGCTTTTCTTCATGCTCAAACTGAAGCTGGCGCAGGTTGCTGACGTCTTCTGCGGTTGGGTTGTCGGGAATCTTTACGCCAAGTGTGTTCTCTACCACTTCCTTGCCCTTGGCTTGGATTGCGCTAGATAGCAGCGTAAGCCCGTTTTGGGCTAGGCTACCGAGGAGGGAGGCTACGATAGGTAACATCTGATTTTTTCTCCAAGTTAATTTTTACATCTACACAAATTGCTTCAACCGTTCTGCCTTGCTTAATAAGTTCACTTTTCTGTTGTGCAATTTCTTGCTCGCACTTTTGCTCGTTTAGCGTGTAAATCTCTGACTGAAAAAATGCACAATCCAGTCCAATGCAAATATACAGCACGGGGATATAAATCATCATTTCTTATCCTCACGTTCCTTTTGCTCAACTTGCCGCCTGAGCTTCTCCATCTTTTCAATCTGCTGTTTGGCCTCGTGCTTTGTTTCCAGCACATCCAAGTACAACATCCCAAGGAGCGGAAGCAGCATGACTACAAGCAAACAAGCGGCAATCCAGCCCACAACTATCTCCCAATCCTGTACAAGAGGCCGAGGAGCAACCACATATACAGGAGGAATAGGATAGTCGCCAGCAGGTATGCCTGCCTTTCTTTTAGGAGCCGCTCCTCCTCTTTGCGTTGCCATGACTCATCATCCCGTTTCTTCCTTGCCCTGTCCTGCTCTATCTTGATGACATCCCGCATATCAAACACTTTTGAGTACAAAGCCCCCATTTCTTTAGGTGCGCCATACACCATTGCCTCTCTGATCTCCGTCTCCAACAGTGCCATCTGGTCTTGAGCCATTACCCGCTTCAGGGCGGCTTCCATCAGGTTAGCGTCGGGGTCGTAGACAGTTTTACTCTTCTCTTCCTCTTCCCTTATGTGCTCGGCAAGCTGCTCTTGTAGCTTAAAGAACGCTGAAAGCTGAGTAACGATATCCGCCATGACTTGGGTTTCGTCAACGGCAACGTAGGCTTCCTTCTTTTTCGCCACAGGCTTGGGGCTTGAGGCGGGCGCTGTTCCGAAGAGCTTTGCCCAGAATCCTCTGACTGCCTTGACATCTGAAGCCACCTCATCAACAGTCTTCTTGATCTCCATGAAAGACGTTTTAGCGTCTTTGTAGAGTTTGCACCCCTGCTTAATGGCGGCAACGCAAGCGTTAGCTGCAAAGAGGATGCTGAGAGGGTCCACATTAGACTTCTGCCATTACATCCGCAGTAATACAAGCAGTTGAAGTCTCCCGGTCAATAGACAAGAAACCTTGACACACAATGTTGTAGTCCACGCCGTTAGCGTCTTTCTCGCTTTTGATCGGGGTCGTAATGTCAATGTTCTTAAACAGAAACTCTTTGCCGTTTTCAAAAACGCGCCAGACGTGATCCATTGAACCGCGCCCTGCTTGGCCTCTCGATTTGTTGAACCGAATCTGGTATGTGTTCATACAATCTCAGCCGCTGGCGGAACCGCGCAAGTTTGTGGCTGGTGAATCACGGTCAAGTTAAAGTGTACAAACTTGATTGGCTTATCCGCTGCATGGCGTGTAAATGAATGAGACAACCATGAATTGGCAAAGATCATCATGCCGGGCTTGGGTGTAAAGTTAATCATCTTGCTGGCAGGGGTCGCCATACCCATGTCTTGCTCAGGTAAATCAATCTGCACCTTGGCTGCGCGAGGGTCGTGAAACACTACGCGAGAGCCGTCTTCTGGGGTTTCAAGGAAGTAGAAGCCCACGATCTGTGAACCAAAGCCATGAACGTGAGCGTCCATTGCAGAATGTTTGTGATGCTCTTGTGTCCACATTTCTGTAAACTGCACGGCCTTGTCTTGCATGTCATAGCCCTGCTCATTTAAGATGTTCCAAGCAGTTGCGCCTACAAACTCGGAAAACTTAGCCATGCGTGGGTCGCCAAAATAATTGCCCGTCATGTAGAGGGGGTAGATCTCGTTAAGCGATTGCGTCTTACGGGCTTCAGCCAAACCCTCTTCAGAGACAGTTTTAACCGCTTCTAAAAAGTCAGGGCGTTCAATTAAATAGATTGGGCATGGAAAGTGGTGTGCAACTTGAAGTTGCGTTTGAAGTACAACTTCGGCTACTGACTCAGCGGCTTTGCATACTTTTTGTTTTGGCTTTTTTGTTACTTTGCTCATGCGGCTATCCAAGCCCATGCGATAAAGTCAAACTTGTATTCACCTTCTGGACGCGCTGGCGTGTCTTTCCAATTTGCATCCGCGCCGCACCAGACGGTCATGATACCGGCGGCAATTTTTGCCTCGTCTACGGCGGGGCGGGGGATTGGCGGAACCATTGTGCAAGTAGCCTCATCTAGCGTCCAAGCTGACCAATTTTCAGCTTGTGGGCGAGTATTAAATGCATCGCGAGTTGCTTGCTGTTTAGCTGTTTTCTCCTCCGTAGTCATTTCACGCACCGACCATACGTCAGTCCACACGCCATTTACTTTTGTATATACAGGTTCATCGGAGTCCATTGTTTGGTAAACGTTGGGCGTAGGGCGATCAACACGAGTAAATGGCTCCCAACGTGCTGGGATTACGCCAAATGCTTGAATGAGGTTGTCCTCAAACGCAGGGTGATTTTTTGTTACGCCGTTTTCTGTTTCAATATACAAATTCATAATCTCTCCTAAAAATTAAGGTGTGCCTGCGCACGTTGATGGGAAACTACGGGCATTTCCGGGCCAGATAATACGAACTGCTCCACTACCGCTTGACCTATTAGCTCCGCCATAACCGCCAGCGCCACCACCAAAATTACCGCCCGCGCCATTACAAGCACGTCCGTTTGCACCGCCAGAACCACCACCGCCACGAGCAGCGCCGTTAGCTCCTTGGCCAAACAGACCAACACCGCCGCCGCCGCCACCATCAAAATAGCAGACGGTGCCTGAAGAACCGCCGCCTCCACCGCCGCCAGAACCCGCTAAACCAAGTACGCCGCCGCCGCTATATGGAGAGCCGTTAAATGCGCCAGCGCCCCCAGTACCTGAGTACCCACCAGCACCGCCGCCAGAGCCATAAGTACACTGTGCTTTTGAGCCAGCCCCACCGTTACCGCCACCGTCACCAGTATATGTACCGCCAGCACCGCCAGCTGCGCCGCTGGTAGCGCCCGTGCCACCGCCTCCACGAACAACACAGACTGTACAGAAACTAGAGGACCCGCCGTTACCTTGATTGGAGAGAAGTCCAGCGCCAACAATGACGGTATAAGAATTTGCGGGGATCACAGTAATATTATTTTTGTAACCTAACCCGCCGCCACCGCCTGACCCTCCCCCTGCTGAGCCACCACCGGCTCCAACAGCTACAACTGAGACTGAAGTAACACCAGCGGGTGCGAGCCAAGAATAAGTACCCGGAGCGCCAAAGAGGAAAGATCCTTTAGCGGCAGATGTACTTACACAAGTAGATGGGAATTGACGCGTAGTACCCGGAGCTACAATACGCACCGCGCCAGAGCCGCCTGAACCGGGCGTTCCCGGGCTATTGCCTGCTGCTCCGCCGCCAAACACACCGCCATTACTCCCGCTTCCAGTACCGCCAGCAGCGCCGCCACTACCACCACCGCCGCCAGCAGTGCCATTTGAGCCTTGACCAAACAGACCTGTTCCGCCACCTGAGCCATAGGCAAAGTTTCCGCCGCCGCCGCCGCCTCCAGAACCCGCAGAGCCAGAAGAAGATGTGTCGTTACCACCTGCACCGCCTGTACCCGAGTATCCACCAGCGCCACCACCACCAGCACCTTGAGGACTACAACCTTGGTAAATACCACCTTGACCGCCGTTACCACCACCATCACCGTAATACACGCCTCCGGTTGCTGAGCCCCCGGAAACACCGCCGCGCCCCACAGGATTTACGTTGTCAGAGGTATTGGCGTTGAAATAACTAGCTGAACCGCCTTGTTGTGGATTACCGCCCGGCCCAACAAAAACTGTATAGGAACATCCGGGAACTACCGTAATGTTGTTTTTATAACCTAAACCTCCGCCACCAGCCGCCGTAACGGATGCGCCACCGCCCCCGCCACCGCCAATAGCCACAACGGAAATTGAAGTTACACCTGTTGGAGCAACCCAAGTGAAGGTGCCCGGCCCTCCAAAAATACTATCTAAAGGAGGCGCACCAAAACTTCTTTGGTTTTGAAAAACAGCTTGTAGTGCTCCACTCATGTCAGTCCACTCCCTGAAATTAACCAAGTTGTTGTAGTCATTTTAATTGCTGTAGCTGAGCCATATTGAGCAAGACTACGTGAGCCAGTTGTACCAGCACTGCTTAAATACATTGTATCGGTAGTAATTGCGATAGTTACCACTTGGCTTGTCATGTTTATGAATGTAATTGCAGTGCCAACTGGATAAGCTACGGAACTATTTGCCGGAATCGTAAATGTTCGAGCATTAGCATCAGTTGACGGGTGAAAAATTACTTTCCCCGAATCTGCTAATACTGCTGTATATGCCGCACTTTGGCTGTTAACAGGAATATTTCTAAAACCAACAGCATCTGTGCCATCAACCGTACAAGAAGACAGTGTGCCGCTTGATGGTGTACCTAAAGCTCCCGATGGAGCTATATAGTCAGTACCAGCAGTAGCAGCAGAAATTGCCGTGCCGTTACCTTTTAAAACACCCGTAATAGATGTTGTAAGGGTGATGGCTGGTGTTGTTGTAGCGGTTGCTACTGTGCCTGCAAAGCCGTTGGCGGACACTACGCTTGCACTTGTCACTGATCCTGTACCTGTGCTAGTAGCAACTTTTACATAGTCAGTGCCGTTGTAATACACAAAACACTTCTCACCTACAGCGACAGAGACACCTGTTTGACCGGAGGCTTTGAATGTTACCGCGCTGGTAGCGCCTGCGTGATCCACCATGTACAGCTTGCTGTAGCTTGGGCCTGTAATAACCTTGGTAACAGTTTGTGTGCCGGTGATACGGATCACCATGTACTGGGCTGTTGTAGTAGTTATCGCGTTTCCTGACGCGCTGCCTGTGGTGTTTGCCAGTGTGATAGCGCCGTCCCCCGCAAAGGACAATGTGCCCGCAATGGCAATGTCAAGGTAATCAGTAATACCGTAGTTGACTGTGTCGCCCCACGTACCAGAGAGCGTACCCTGTGTGGGGGTGACCAAGCTCAAAAGAGTTGTTGTTGCTGCCATGTCCGTTCCTTACGAAGTGTTTATATTTTGCCAAATTGTTGACTGGTTGTCATCAATTAATTTCCAGTAAACAGCTACCACATCCCCAGCACTGCCTCTTGCCAAATTACCTGTCAAACTATGTGTCCTAATCAACCCCATAGTCCCTAAAGCGCCCGAAGCAGATATACCGGTCAATCCCACGGTTGTTACATTGAGTACAGTCCCCACAAAAGCCAACGCTTGGTTGGAATTCACCGGCACAATAACTTGGCTCGCTTGACCAAAAGCCTCGTTGCCCGTTAAACCAAGAGTACTTGTAACCGCAACCGTACCTACACCGCCTGCACTCCCAGCGCCTGTCAGCGCCATAGCATTTACGCTAACCACTGTGCCCGCTACACCAGAAGCGCTAACACCTGTTATAGCAATGGAGCGCTCGGCAACAGTGACACTACCTACAGCGCCAGTGGCGCTAACGCCCGCACCGCTGTATTCCTCAGCAAAACCTAGACTAGAGCCGCCCCACGGATTATCACCCCAAGCCCCTTGGCCCCAGCCGAATCCAACTAAACTTGTTGCACTGACACCTGTCAAAGCAAACGTAACAGAGGCCCCAGCCGTACCAGCCGACGCATTTACTAAATTACCAGCCACTGCGACTAACTGACTTTGAACAACTGTACCAACTGCCCCCGAAGCGTCTACACCCGTAATCGCTACAGAAACAATAGGCGTGGCCGTACCAACAGTTGAAACAGCCACATTACCCGTAGTAGGAATTGCGCCGCCCCAACCATTGTCACCCCACGTGTCGCCGCCCCACCCGAGAGCCATACACTACCCTTAAGTTGTAGCGATACGCAACAATGCAGCAGCAGTGGTGTTAGCAGGCATAGTCAATGTAAACGTACCAGCAGTGATTGTTTGAGAACCGAAGGTGTGTACGCTGACAGCTTTATTACTCTGAGTAGAGTTATAAATCAACACTGAGTCAAACGCCGTTGCCAAAGTCACGGTTGTGTACGTGATCGAAGCCGTGGGTGTCGTAAATGCAGTGCCAGCGGTTGCAGAGCTATTGGTTGCTGTTGGGGCATTCCATGCAGGTGAGCCTGTAATCGTTACGCCGCCAGCAGTATAGTTAGTACCCGACACCTCATTGGTAGCGCTGTATGCTGTAGTGCTCGCGTTTACCGTAGCAGATGTAAGATACAAAGCTGCTTTAAAAACGTCGGGAGTTGTAACTGCACGAATAGGGGCAGTTCCAAAATTGTGTGTGGCAGTGAGAATTTCGCCTAGAAACGAAGTACACATTGCTTGGGTATTTGCCATGATGTTTCCTTATGTAAGAGACGCTGCTTCAGCAGCAATTGGGGGCGTTTTCTTTAACTGAACATGCGCCGAACGGTGGACAAGTTCTCCATCTAACCAATACTCAAGCCAAGTTGTGTATTCGTTATCATTATCGACTGAACCTTCTTTCTTTTCAAGCAAAGATTCATCCATTTTGCCTTTAGTTGTATTTACAAGTGCCATTACGCTATCCTTATGATTGCTGAAGTATTTGATACAGCGGGAAACTGTACCGTGAATGTTGAAGTTGAAGTCTTATCTGCGCCAAAATCAAGTACACAAACTGCGGGGTTTCCACTACCACTTTGGTAAATTAAAGCACCGCGAGCGGTTAGTGCCGAAGTCCAAGCCGCGTTGTTAAATGAGATATAAGCGGTGTTGCCTGTACCTACCGTGGGGGTTTGCGCAATCGTAAGTGCCAGCCCACCAGCCGTGTACCCAGAAGCCACAACCTCGCCCGTAGCCGTATAAGCCGTGGTAGACGCATCAAGCGTGGCTGCATTGGTATAGAGTGCAATATAAAACGTCCCCGAAGTGAAGTTGAACGTGCCGTTCATCAGCCCAGTCTTAAAAACATCGCAGGAGAAGTTGCCGGTAAACGCCATCAGGTCACCGCCTGTCTAAATTGACCAGAACGGTAAGCGTCTTGGCGCTCCATACCATCACCCAAACGCTTAGCCAACGCAAGAGCTTCCATGAACTTCTGGTTGTACAGCGCCATCATGTCGGCTTCACCCTTCATGTAAGTGTAAGCTTCAAGCAACGAGCCATACAACAACACGGTGTCAAAGTTGTCCCCCAGCCATGACCGTCCATCAGAATTAGTTACAGTACTAATTAACACTGAAAAGCCAGAACCTGTTCCACCAATATTTGCGGCGGAAGCTGACAAAGACCCGCCAGCCGTATAGTACAGCCCACCATTCGTAATAGTTACCGCTGTTACCGCGCCGCCAGAAACAGTAACCGTTGCTAACGCTCCGCTACCTGTACCGCCAGTCAAGGGTACATTAAAATAAGTACCCGCCGTATATGCGCTGCCACCAGTAATTGCGCCCAAAATAGCAACAGGGCTTTGCACAATTGACTCTGGGTAGTGGTAATAGTGCAGCTCAACGCCGTAATTTGCATCGGCGGTTGGGCCAATGATGAACGAGAGTTCGTCGTAAATTACAGAATTTAATACCGTGGGGCCAAATAGTGCGTAATACGTTGGCTCCCCCTTATCGCTAGGGGATGGATATGCCTGACGAATAAAGTTGACATCTTTGTTCAGCAAGTATTTGTACTCCCCTGATGGCAATATCACAGCCATAGAGTACACGGCTAAAAAGTCAAGAGGGCAGTCTAAATACTTTGTGTTTATCGCAACAGTACTTGTCACGTTCTTACGAATCGAGGGGAACTGCAACGAGTTATAAATACGTTGCTCAGCCTGTTCCACAAAGACAGGAATCTCCGCCACGAAGCTAGTCTCCGTGTTCTCTGTATACGCTTGAATAGCGTTACTGAGTTCGGTGTAATTCATGCCATCGGGCCTCGTGCCATCAGACCTTTAGTAGCCGCGCCAGTGCCACGAACTTTAATACCGCTAGTTTTGACCTGTTTGTCGCCAGCAGCTTTGCTGATAGCGCCAATGCTCATGTTGACCGTGTCGGCTTTACTGTGATTTGGCTCTTTGCCGGGAGTAGAAGAAATGCCCACAGCCTTACCAGACATGGTGTGTGGCTCGGCGTACACCATAGCGTTACCAACCTCTTTACCCATTCGTTTGTCGCTGAATTTAGCCATTATTTACCTCGCTGATTTGCAACTTTAGCCATACCACGGCCCATACTTAGCATCATCTCGTTGGTCTTGCCGCCTTTGGCTAGTTTAGTCATAGGCTTGCCGGGGTGAAGCTTTTTCTCATGCTTGTGCACTGCGCCAGCAATCATCTTTTTGTCTTGCTTTAAATCTTTTTTGTCCACGATTAACTCCTAAGTTACGCTTACCGTTACTGTACCAATTTCTACCACCAAAACCAAGTTATTTGGTGTTAAAAGAGTGTCAAACCCACTTGCTCCACCAACAGGGTTCCAACCCCACTGAAATACCCGACTACCACCACCCAACTCGCCATCCGCCAACAAACCTGAAATCACATAACTGCGGTCAGGTCTAGGATTTCTCAAAGCCTGTGGGTCATCCACAGGATACATCCCCAATTGCAACTGAGGGTGATCTGGATCCCAACACTCAGGACAAACCAACAAGTTATATTGTTTTGTCTTAATGATCTCGGTCTTCAGAATCTTCAGTTTAAACCGCTGCCCACACCGGTCACACTCAGCAATTGCATTCTTGCCAGAGGCGTAACGATTACCCACGCTTACCTCCCAATGTAGGTCTGTCTAGGAACCAAACGTAATGCTGCTTTCTCATGATCTTCGTATGCTGCTAGTTCCCACGCCTCGTCATACTGGGACTTAAGGAATGGGATGCGCTCTGCGCCAGTTGGAATCTTTGCGGCGATGTAGTACGACAGGCCAGCCGCCATACAAGGGATAAACCTGAAAGGTACGTCCATGATGTTGACACCGCCGCCTGCGTCTTGGGTACGTCGCAAACGCCAATATACAAATTGATAAGTCTGTACATTGTCTGGTGTAGGCCAAACGGTGAACGCGGGGACTTGCTGCCAATAGACGGTAGCCGCAGAGGTGTGTGCCGCTGCAATTGTGTTTTGTTGACCACGGAAACAGTTATTCAAAGTCCCAGATACAGCGTTTGTATTCTGCGTGATGTAACTGTAATTGATAATTTCGTTATCAATCTTTACAAACCCAGATGCGGGTAAACCCGTAACATCACTCAACACAATAGATGTACTCGTAGACGTAATTGTTGTAGTTAACGTAGCGGATATAGGACTAGTCTGTCCGTTATATCGTTGAATCCAAACTTGAATAGGTCTGGCTTGAGTAATCTTGTTGGGGATCGTAGCGTAGGTAGAAACGCTAATCCTAGTGATGCTCAAATCGGCCTGAGTTGCGGCAACATTTGCCTGTGTTCTGATGACATGCTCAAGCAAATCAATGGTGTCGTCAGGTAGGGCGTAGGTATTTTGTCCTTGAACCAGATTAATCGTGCCGGTTTCGATAGTCCAAAGGTTAATACCACGGTTTGCCCAGTCAGCAAACATGATGTTTAAACTGCGTCTGGCTGTACGCAGGTCATATCCGGTGCGAAGCTCACCACCAGCGCGTTCAAACGCCTCCTCGACCAACTCTGTGAGGTCAAGGTTAAATGCTGATGCGCCGGATGTTTGTGCCATTATATTTTTTCCGCAGTTTCATGCGCTTTTAAAAGTAAGTTCAGACGACTAATTTCTTTGTCTCGCTCTTCAAGCTTACGCATAAGGCTGTCATTCATATCAGCCCACATAACAATTTGTTCCATACGCTGTTTATGATCCCTGTGCATGAGTTCAAACATGCGCTCAGACATCTCAATTTGCTTTTGAATGAAATTAACCATTATCTAAATCCTGCCGTTTTCTTTGCCACTTTAGGCGGTTGCTTTACGAACTGCTGCCCTTTAGCTTTGCCAGCACGTTTTGCACGCGTTGTTGCAGCGTACTCAGCAGGGCTAAGGCTTTTAATTGCAGCTTCAGGAAGGTATCTTTCACCTGTGTCAGAAGATTTTTTACCACTTTTGGTTCTCCATTTTTGATCGCCCCAATTTTTAAGGGATTGCTGTGGCGCTTTCAATCTCTGTATCCCCCGCCAGCAGCCTTGTATCGTTTAGCCATTACCTGCGCTTTTCTTGCACTCCACTGTCCTGCGCCTGTACCCACAATTGCCGCAGCTTTGACGCTGTTGAAAATTCGTTTGCGTAACTCTGGCTTGGTGTAATTGCCCGCCTCGTTTACCTTGGATTTTGTTTTACCGCCTTCAGAAAATCTCTTGTTGTACGTTACACCGCCGCCCATAATTTTTCCTTGAAACTCGCCTTTTTTGGGTTTAAACCCGCCAGCCTCAAGGTATGCGCTTATGTCCGTATCTTCATCCAGTTTTTTTCTAAAGCCAGCTTTCCCGCCGCCACCAATGCCGTACTTATCCTTGCCGCCCATTGCTTGCACATACGGAACAACATCGTTAGATGAACCGCCACTATTTGAATTGTTGTACTCCGCAATCTTTTCTTTGGCTTGTTCGGCTAAGGTTTTCCCACCTTCAGCCATTTTCTTAGGCTTCTTGCCTGCTTCTTTCATGGCTATGGCGGTAGCAGCTTGTTTTGCCAACCCACCTTTTTTGTACTCAGTGAAGTCGGTGTCATCCCTTCGGGCTTCTTTTTTACCCTTGGGCATCTTAGAAGGGCTGATTGCGCCCATACCGCGAGAGGACATCATTTTTTACCACCTTTAACTTTTTTGGCTAAAAACAGTTTATCAACCATCTCTATCCGCTGAGGTTTTGTTGTAACTTTGTTGATAATACCCAACCGCTTAGGTTTACTTGCGCCGTAAAACCCAGCCTTTTTTAAAGACTTAGCTACAGCGCTATTGGGTTTTGCGGTTGCCATGATTACACCATCTTTCCGCGAGTTTTGCCCTTGACGCAACAGCCATCAGCACGACTGGAAGCTGTCATACCGCCGGAAGCCATCTTTACCATTCCGCCTTTTTTCATTGGGGGGTTGGTAATCATGTTGTTCAGAATTTCACCTTCCATTTTTCTACCGCGCATATCATCTGCGGCAGCTTTAATGTTTGAACGCTCTGTATCTTTATCACGATCTTCTAAAACTTTTAAAGAACGACTTGCGCCGCCCTTATCAATTGCGTTTACGCCTTTAGGCGGGTTTCCTGCATAGTTGCGCTGCGCATTACCAACAGCTTCCTTAATTTTTTGTTTTGCCAAATCTGAAGTGCCTTCTGGCATGTTTCGCTCAGCCGACATTAGAGAGGTCATCGTGTCGCTTTTTTTCCGCTGCTCGGCAGTACGTTCAGATTTCTCTGAATCTTCGTCCTTTATTTTTGTGTTGTACTTTTTCCCGCCAAACTCAAATTCTTTTTCGCCTGCGTCGCGAGCCGCTTTAAATGCTTTTCCAAAACTGCTTGTTGCCATGATTTACCCCTTAACAAATTTTGCCGCGTGTTTTGCCTTTGGTGGCAATCCCGTCAGCGCGGCTAGAGGCAGACGAAACTTTAGACACCATCCCGCCAGATTTATATGCGCCTTGTTTAGCCATTTTGCGTTGCCTATCGGCTGCTGCTGCTGCTCGGGACGCTACTGCAAGTGCGTCAGTTTTTTGAGCGCTTGATGTCGGGGCCCCGGCTTTTTTATCTAAGGTGTCATAAAGTTTCTTGGCTTTTATAGCCGTTGGGCTATCATCTCCTGCATCTCGGGTGAGATCCTCAAACTCGCCTTTGGCATAATTCTTTGTCTTATCTTCGCGTTTTACTGCACGTGAAAGATTAGCAAGCTGGTCAGTACGCTGTGTGGAAGTAGCCAAAGGTTTGGTAGGAATAACATCTTCGGCAACGGTGGGTTTTGGCGGAGCAACAGGAGGGGAAACTTTTAATGGTTTGTTGCGCCCTTCGTTGCTGTAATCGGGAGTTGGCGAACGGGCCAAAAGACGATCTGTTTCATCCCCGGTGTCAGTAATAGGGGCGGGTTTACGCGCCGCCAAACGATCTGTTTCGTCGCCCGTGTCGGTTTTGCTTTCACCCTTATTGCGCATGGCATAAGCTAGACCCGCTAAACCCGCCAATGCTGCTAAATCTCTTGCTTTTGCCATGATTTACTCCTTAAATTAACAATACGCTTTGCCGCCCTTAGCGAGCATTTTGCCCTTTGTCTTGCCTTTAGTGGCAACACCGTCGGCACGAGCAGAGACTGAACCGCCTTTAGCCATACCACCCATGTTTATTTTCTTCATGGCGGAATCTTTCATCATCTTGCCATCAGGCATCTTATGCATTCCACTAGCCATGCCACCTTTTTTCATTGCGCCCTTACCGTCACCAATAAAAGCGGGTTTACCGTCTTTCATGGGCATACCACCGCCAGCCATGCCGCCTTTTTTCATTGCCATTTGCTTTTTGTCCATTGCGCGGTCTTTAGGAGAGCCTTCTTTAACGCCCTTCATTTCAACGTCTTTGCCGGACTTTTCAAAAGCAGCCATTTTGCCGCTTCCAGCTTTTTTCTTAGCCATCATTGCCATAAAACCGGGGTTCATTTTCGTTGCCATGCTGCCACCTTCTTTAAAAAGTTCCTGTTTACCTTGATTGGTTTTAGGATTGTTGATTGTTTGTCGATCAGCACGGGTTGTGGAACCCTTACCAAACTTCATGCCTTTGCTGGCCTCGCTAAAGTCCTTGCCTACAGCTTTAGGGACTCCAACTTTCTTTGCAAATGCTGGGTTATGAGCCACAGCATCCATAAAGGTTTTTTGCTTTTTACTTGTCGCTGGCATCGTCTGCCTTCTTTTTGCGCCACAGTGCGGAAAACTCTTTGCCTGTAGCCATCTCGTAAATACGCATGACACCCACTATTGCGCCAATCAAGCCAAATACAGGAGTAAGCAAATTTAAGAATGTACCGAGGGTGGTAAAAACTGCCACGATGTCTAACATATTTTTTACGGTGTCTGTTTGCTCAGTCATACAAACCTACCCTTCGTTCTGCCGCTGGTAGCACAACCATCAGCGTCCGTTACATACCCGCCATCAGCGCAATTCCAAGCCCGTAGACTCTTGTTAATCCTCGAATCGGGATCCCTTGCGGTTTCTGCGCTCGTCAATTTCGCTTTCATCCCTTTCATACGGGCGCAGAAAGAGTCTCGCCTGCTGCCGCCCTTGGGTTGAGGAGCTTTTAGCCCCGGCTTCCCGGGATTCGCTGCGTTGTAGGAAGCCCGACCTTTGGCGTTTAAGCCTCCGCTCGGATTCTTCCCTTCCTTGCGCGTCCATGCTGGGGACTTAGCCATAGAACACTTCAATGCCCACAACAGTACCAACGCTGGTTGTCAGGTGCAGTCCTGTAGTTGCCAAAATACCTTCACCGGGTATCGTGATGTTGAAGTTCACAGGAGTGCTAACACTGGCAATATCCATCGTAAACAAAACAGCGCCAGTAGCGCTGCCATCACGAATCTCAAATGTTGCGGCTGTGCTTGCTTTAGGACTGACCACAATACCTTTGAGGCGTGTGCGTCCCAATATAAAAGATCCAGCGGCAGTTAAGTGCGCCGCCTTTACGTCTGTCTGTTGCATAATTAATCCCCTGTTATGAGGGGGCCGAAGCCCCCGTGATTAATTAGACCTGTGAAGGATTGGCAGAGCCGTCGGAGTCGCGAACGATGTACTCAACAGTAACAGTGATCGTACCGGCAGTAGCATCAGCAGTAGCTGCGGTAAACGTGCCAAAGATGATTGCGTCTGTTGTGCCGATGCTGTCGTAAAAACCTGAAGTCGCCGCTGCGATGGTAGCTGGAGAAGTTTGAACAGCAGTAGCACCAGTGTTAACCGAGGTCATGTACAGGTTAGCTGTGCCAGAACTACCAATAGTAACGCCGCAGTTAGTTGCGCCAGTCAGGGCAACATTAACTTCAAGTCCGAAGCGAAGAATCTTAGCGCCAGCGGGTAACACAAACATTTGTTGTGCTGTGGGACTTGCCAAAATGACGGAAGCAGGAGCCGTATAAGTTTGAGCAACAGTAGTTGCGCCCATATTGCGGATAGTACCAGCAGTAGTGCCGGTGGTGTTTTTAACAGTGCCCAACAACCAAGGGCCAAGGTGAGTTGCGAATCCCATGTTTATATCTCCATGCGTTATAGCGTATCAATCTTGCATGTCAGTCAGCCGGGACTGTTTGATACGCCGGGTTTCCCGGAATGCGTTCAATATACACGATCTGTGTAGAATGTCAACATGCCTTACAAAGACCCATTAAAAAAGAAAGAAAAGCAACAGGGCTACTCCAAGAAGCACTACGATGGAAACGTGAATAAGGTCAAAGCCGCGACCAAGAAAACAAAGGGTTGCTTCAAACAAAAGTGGAAGGACTTCAAGGACACGCTATCTTGTCTTGAATGCGGAACTAGCCACCCAGCAACTTTAGATTTTCACCACATAGACCCCGAAATGAAGAACGAGAGTGTTCATCGACTTGTACGGGCCAAAAGCTACAGAAAAGCGTTGGAAGAAGTTGAGCAGTGTTTAGTGCTGTGTGCGAACTGCCATAGGGTTTTCCACTATAACGAACGCCATGCAAAAAAAATGGAGGCCGAAGCCCCCATCAAGTTACAAGAAGTGTAACTTTCCGTTCACTCTTCAATACGGGTAATTACGTATGAAGTAACAGTAGTAGCTTCGTCTTCTGACTCTTCGTCTTCTGACTCTTCGTCTTCTGACTCTTCGTCTTCTGACTCTTCTTCAACGTACTCAACCCAATCATCGGACTCTTCGTCGTGCACATACCAAGTGTCTGCGTCTTCGTCGTACCAATACCAGCTATCAGTATCTTCGTCGTAAACGTATTCTTCGTCTTCATCGTCAAATTCTGTAACTATGTCGTAGTCAGCAGTCCAACCGTGATCTTTTTGGAGCTCGATAAACTCTTGAATGATCTGCACTTTTTCAAAATCGCTGGTCTCGATGGTCAAAATTTCATCGTCCATGAAATCCCAGTCGGCAATATTAATCTGAACCTTGTACATAAAAACTCCTTTAATTTGGTGCGGCCCTATGCCGCAAAACAATCCTACGGAACCTATATGACTTTTGCAAGGCTAATTAAAAAGGCCCCCAAAAGGGGGCCTTCATCTGGTTATTTAAAACCAAATTATCAGGACGAACCGGGAGAACCAAACATTCCCAATGGGTCAGACCAACCGAACGAATAACGCTCGCGGGCTTTGTAACGGACGTTGCCGGTATCAAAGTCGCCGTCCATGCTGTTAGCAAGGGGTGAACGAACGAAATGCTTCAGACCGTTAGGTACATCAGTAGTCAAATACCAGCCGTTTGTGTCGGTCAAGTAGTTGTTAATGGTGTAGCCTTCAGGGATAGAGCCATTGTTCTTCAGTGCGTTGATGTCGTTGTCGGTAGTGCCAACACGGAGGTTGGTTTCCAACAGGCGGGTAGCCACGAACTGCAATGCAGGGGGAACAATCAGCTTCTTGGGCTTGGCGGCAATCAACAAACCACGCTCGTCTGTCCATGCGGCGATCTGAATAACAGCGTTTTCCAACGAAGTTTCATTCAAGTCAGCAGCAGTGGAAGGACGGTTGGAGTTGGTTCCACCAGAAACCAAGGGGTGAGCAGTGCTAAACAGAGCAACGCCATCACCACCGACATAAGCGGCAGAGAAACCGTTGTTAAGAGTAGCGGCAGCTTTAACCTGCTTGGTATACGCCATAGCACGAGCCAGACCTTTGGTGTAACGAGCAGACAAGCTGTCATACAAGTTATCTTCAATCGCTTCTTCAGTGATTGAAAAACCCAAAGCAATGGTTTCGTGGTTGTAGCGGGTAGTCCATGCCTCTTGAGCATTGTCATAAGCGATGGCGGAACCCTCGTTTTTGACAGGTGCGGCTGAGAAGCCGGACAGTTTGGTCTCTTCTTCAAAGGAACGCTCAGAGGTCTCTGTTTCGTAGATCTCTTTGTGTTGCTCACCGTAGCGAGCGTACTCCATGCCAAACAAAGCATTCAAGCCGGGCAAGAGTTCCTTAAGTAGTTGTGCACGTGAAATAGCCATTTAAGTAACTCCTTAAGCGCCAGTGGCAGAGTAGTAACCATGCAAGCCTTGGTTCAACTTAACCAAAACTTCGGGATACTGGGTAAACACAATAGTGGATGCGCTAGGAATAGCGGTAACACTGCCGGGGACTGCAATCGCAGCGTTAATCGTAACTGACGTTGCAGCGGCTGCGGCAGCGGTGGTTACAAAAGAACCTGTTTGAATGATTTGTCCGTTTGCTGCAACATAAGCCACATCTGTTCCAACAGGGATTGCGCTAGGCAAACCAGAACCAGTTAAGGTAATAGTTGTAGAAGATGAAGAGCCAGTTGCGCTTACTGAAATAGCAGATTCTTGTACCAAGCCAACCAAACGCAAAGGTAAGGTGGTTGTTACAGGAGTAGCTGAGGGGGCTAAAACTGCGTTAGCAGAATTGCCGGTGGTTGTGCTACCCGTATTGTTAATGGCAGATAGGTTAGTACCAATCATAGCCATAGCAGCGGAAGCAATAGCGGTAGTGGCGGAACATACAACCGCTTTAAACACAGCATCAGGATCGTCCGATATATAAGCTTGGCAATCACCTGCGAGGGTGCTTGCGGGCCAGTATTGGGCAAATTGCTTTTGCTTGGTTAAAGGGTTTGTGTAAGTACAGCCCAAGAAAATACCAACCGTTTGGTTTAAACCAGTGCCAGTAGAAACTGAAGCACGGGTTACATTACCACGCGATAGTACAACGAAATCGCCATAGAAAATGTCAGTGGCATAACCGTATTGGATGGGGTACATACGAGTACTCCCAGCAAATACTTGACCACCAATCAAGTTCAATGGTTTTAGCCCGTAAGGGGCGTCAACTACTGGATAAGCCATTTAAGACTCCTTTAAAAAAATTTAAGAACCTGTGCCAAATGTTACTTTTGACGATCTTTCCGCGAATTTTTGCATCCGTGGATCATTGTCTTTCATGTAGGTGTTGTCTACCGAATCCATTTGCGCTTTGTTTATCTTGGCAAAGTGAGCGTCACGTTGTTGCATAAACTCGGCTGGAATGCGGCAAAGTACTAACCCGCCTATTTCAATATTACCTTTAAAGCGTCCGTCAACGGAAGCGTGCATCATGAGTTCTGGATAGTCTTCTGCTTTGCAGGGTTCGTATCCCTCACGTAACTTAGAGGAGATATTAGATGGATCACTATTACCCAGTACGCTAATACGGATCCAACGATGCGACCAACCGGGCCTATCGTCGGGTGAAGGTAAAGATTCTGGTGCACGCCACGCCGTTGGTCGTTGCATCTCTTGACGAGTATCCAACGCACGATCTAAGCGAATTTGCGGTTTTCCAGCTTTAGTGACTTCAGTGTTTTCCATTTTTATGTTCCTTTTCTAAGTAGAGCAACCTGTCTTGCATATTCTTCGATGGGCACCCCAAGGCGACGCGCAGTGGCGGCTTCTGATGCTTTTAAACGAATACGACTAGGTGGAGTACTTCGTGAGGCTGGTGCCACAGGCGAAGTAATTCTTGGTGCACGGCGTGGGGTATCTTCATACTCCTCTTCCGGTTCTGACGCCCTTTTCTTAGGAGGCGGATCGTCTTCCTCGTAGCTCTGTTCACTTTCAAAGTGTTCAGGAAATCTTTTGCGCATTGTTTTATCAATGGTTTGAAAGTACTCTTCAGTACCTACATAGTCCGCACCATACTCTTTCTGTAACTTCCTGTCAATGCCCATAGCAGACATTGTCATTTCTTCGTCAACCCCCCACCAATCATTGTTACGTTCAACCCATTTTTTAGTGCGGGGGGTAAGGTTAGGTTTTTCTGGTTGTGCGGTTTGAAACTCACGTTCTTCAACCTCAATGGGTCTTAGTCCAGAAGCTTTGTCTATCCTAAGAGTAGCCTTAGCAATTTCTGCTTGGGCATCGGTAATAGCGTCAACATCGCCAGACTCGTAGGCTTCTTTATAGCGCTTCTTTGCAGAATCAAGCTCTAATTGGGCGGTAGATTGAGACTGCTCAATGTATACTTTACTTCCGTTAGAAAGCTGTTGTTGAAGTCTTTTGTTCTCGCTATAGACTTGTTTGGCGAAGTTTTCCGCCGCTTCGCGTTCGCGTAGGGCTTCTTCTTTGGCGCGGCGTTCGTCGTGGTAGCCACGGGTGAACTTCTTGATACGGGCTTGAACCTTCTCGTCGTACGTTGCCAATTCGTCTTCGGTTGGGTCTTCTACTGGCTCTTTCATGGGCTTGCGGCCACGATCTTGAGCGGGGGTATCGTCCTCAATTTCTACTTCAAACTTTTCTTCAGCAGCAGCTTTCTCTGCTTTCTCATCGGGAAACTCATAAGAGTCTTCAAACTTTTGTGTTGCCATGTATTACTCCTTATGCAGCACGGGTAATTCCGCGCGGATCTTCCACAACAGCCTCAACCGAATCATCGTTAATGATGCGGAATTCGCGGCCATGAATCTTCAGACGGGTGCCTGAATTGGGTCGGACGATGACAAAGTCACCTTCCTTGCACGACGGCCCACTAGGGAACCGGGCGATATCTGTATAAGCATCGGGGCCAAGCTTGACTACAAATAATACTGGGGTTAGTACTTCTTCATAGTGCATAGATTGATTTGATTTAACAATACCAATTTCACTATCCGCAAACTCTTCCATTGCTTCAGGAACAACGCACAGAAGGTGGAACGTTTTAGGATCGGGCAACTGCTTCGCTTTATCCTCTGCACTCGTGTTAAGAATGCCGGACAAATCTACCGCAGCGACGTCAAATTCAGTCATCGGAATACTCCATTTTTTTCGCAAGGTCTTTGACAATTTGATCTGCATGAGTTAGACCCCGAATAACTCCGCAGACGTGCCGATACTCGGCGAAATCTTTTGCGCCACCGCCACTTAAAAAAATAGCTTGATCCTCGCGTAACTTGTCAATTTCTTTGAAAAGGTATGTAAGCGCTTGTGAATTCATTTATTCCCCCCTTTGTTGTTAGACTGATTTCGTTGCGCTTGCTGCATAGCCATCTGCGCTTTGTGTTTTGCCGCATCAATACCCATACGAACCCCTTCGGATTCCATTTTTTTGTTTAACTGATCTCGTTTTGCGGCTGTCTGTGCGCCAACCTGCATAGCAGCGATTTCTTTTTGAGCCTCAATACGGGACTCCTCAATACGAATCTGGTCTGCTTTTGCCGCAGCGTCAATCTGTTGCTTCTGCTGTTTAAGTTGCAACTCGCCTTGCTTGATCTGCAACTCTTGCATCTGCATCTGAACAATCGGGTCCTGCATTTGTTGTTGAGCCTGTTGTTGCTGAGTTTGCTGTTGTGCCTGCTGAGTCAACTGCTGTGACGCTTGCGCGGTCATCATTGCAATTCGATCCGCCAACTCTGGAGCCACTTGTTTGTTTTGCTCTTCAGTGGGTAGCGGCATACCTATTGACATCTCAATTTGCTTGCGATACTCGAACGCAATGTGTTCGTTGATGTGCGCCATAGCTGCTGCCATGATCGCTTGAGCTTGTGGGTTCATCTGCATCAACTGTTGAATCTTTGGATTCTGAATAGCTGCCATGTGCGCCTGAATATGAGCTTCGTGGTTCTGCTCAATAAACGCCTTGACCGGCTTCATAATCAGGATATTCTGGTTCTCCTGTACTGGGTCAGTAGGTACTTGGTCATCTTCCACCGGTACTAACTTGTTAGCATTCTTGATACCCAACACCTCAATCATCTGACGATGCAACAGAGGTAAGTTATAGAGTTGTGGTGCAGACTGAGCCAACTGAAGAACTGCTTGATACTGCACGATTTTCTGTGCCATTGTTGCTGCATTTGGATCACTAACAGGAATAACTTCTGTGCTGTCGTAATCTGATTTCTTGGCCTTACGACCTGCATCTTCTGGCTCATAGTCGTACTCCTCGGGCGTATAGTCAGCAATGATGGTCTTGAGAAGCTTGAACTCCTGTTTCATGGTGTAGTGCAAACGCGCTTGCACTGCCGTCATCACTTTAAGAGTGCGCTCCAAGAGAGCTAGTGTTGTGCCTACCGGTGCATTAGTACTCATATCAGACACGTTCATGTCGCCACTGGACGCAAACGCACGGCCTTCTTGAACTATGTTCTGGAATAGTGCAAACAGAACCTGACTAGGTTCTTTATACGGTAGGGGTAGTATGTTGTCTCTGATTGATCCGCTTGGTACATCTACGTCTCTAAACTCTCCGGGCTGGATGGGGGTGTCGTCTCCCTTAATGCGTAAGCCGCGAGATTTAAGACCTCCGGGTAAGTTAGATAGCGTGCCAGCATCCACCAACTGTCGGATGAGCATGGTGGCGGACTTGGCGTAGCCCCCGATAAGGTGGATAAGACCATATCCATAGAACCCAAATCCGGGGATGTATTGGTAGTGGACAAAGTGTTGTCGCTTGGTGTGCAGTTCGTCGTCTTCATACCAATTTCTCCTTACGGCTAAAACTTTACCTGTGCCTTTTTCAATAGTAACTACATAGGGTAACGCAATCCCAGTCTTCTTACCCTTCTTGTCCTCATGCTCAAACCCAGCCAAGTCCAAGTCAACGTGCATCTCCAAGATACGGAAGCGATCATCGTTGATAGCTGACATACCCTGCTCTTCAGCTTTTTGCTTCTCAATATCATCCAACTCATGTGTCGGCTCGCCTAAGTCCACGTCGATGTAGAACCCGGCTTCTTGCAACTTCTTGATCTCGTTTTCAGTCTTACGCATAACATGTGCAACCCGCTCGGCTGACTCAAGATTACTAGCCCCGTAGGGAACGACGATGTCTTCAGCGGGAATAAACACTGCTACTTGACGACCCTTAGCTGGGTCGTAGTACACCTTCTTAAACGCTGAACCTGCGAGGGGCAGTGACCACAACATCTTCTCGTGCTCGGGGCGATACTCCACCATCACTTCAGTTAACTGATAGTTCATGTCCTCGCGCACGCGGGCGGCAGCTTCTTCTTTAAGTAAGTTAATTGCGCCAACAATCTGGGTCTTGACTGGCCCCATTGCTGGGAACGTCTCCATCATTGCTTCGGACTGGAACCGCACGACGGACTCTGTCAACATGGGGTGGAATACACCACAAGCGCCCTGCCAAGGTTCTGTTCGCTCTTCGTAGTTCAAACCCAGCAACTTCAGACCATCAACATAAGTCTTGATCCAATCTTTGCGATCCATTACGTCTTTGCCAAAGTCCTCAATTAAGTCTGCTCCAAGCGAGTCCAACTCTGCTTCGTCCATGTACTCAGCTAAGTTAGCGTCAAAGTCTTGCGCCGTTTCTTTTTTTGGTTTTAAGTCAATCTCAATGTCGCCCATTTGCAGGCTAACTGACTCGGGGTCTTCAATCTCAATTTCAATATCGGGCTGTTCTGCTAAGTCGGAGAGACCCATAGGTGCTTGATAAAGTGCTTTGTCCATTGAACTTGTTGCCATTTTGTGTCCTTACACTGTGTAGTACCGCTCGTTGCGGTTACCTTTGAAATACTGAACGTCTTCAGGCTCGTCGCTTGGTAAGCGTAAGAACCCACCTTGTCTAAACCTCATAAGCGCTAAAGTTGTTGCGTCAACCAAGTCATCGTGTTCGCCGGATGGGAACTCCGCAACTTCATCTACCAATTCTTCAGCCCACCTAGTCTGTGGAACCCATACTTTCCCAGACGCGATTATGTCTGAGACTGCGTTAAGACGGGCAATTTTGTCTTGGCCCTTACCCGGCGTGTACTCCTGCACAGGTATGCCCATTGCTCTTAGGTCATAGATCAACGGCGCTCCGGATGCCTTCTTCTCTATAAGCACTCCGTCTGGTTCAAACATGTTGTACTCAGCCAGCACATCTCGTTTCAGGTCAGGGTACTCAACACGCTTCTTATATGTGTTTAGAAGAATGATATTTTTTGTCATATCTTCTTGGTTGGTAAATATCCCCCACGTCGTACCTGCGGAATAGTCAGCCCTGTTGTTTTTCTCAAACGCCGTGTCCCATGTCTGAAGTACATACTCACACTCGGGGGGACGATTGGGTTCCCACCATTTCCACCAGTCGCGCTTCACAATAGCTGACTCATTACCTACGGGATTCTGTTGGTACTGCGCTTGCCACTTGGCATTAGGCAGTTCGTTCCTAAGCGCATCCAACTCCTCCATCGACCAGAACTGAGGCCAAAGAGGGTTGCCACTTGGTAGGATTGCAGGGAACTCGATGACTTCCCACTCTTCACCGCTCCTTGAAGCGGCAGCTTTAATCACTTGACCGGTCAAATCTCGCTGAGACCACCGAGTCATAACTATAACAATAGCCCCGCCCGGCTGTAAACGCTGTCTTGGGCCAGATGTGTACCACTCATACACCTTGTCATACACATCAGGGTTGGTAGCCGCCATTGCAGCCTCTTGTTCTGAGTGTGGATCATCTATTATTAGTACGTCAGCACCTTTACCGGTCACTGCACCGCCTACACCAATCGCAAAGTAGTCGCCACCCTTGCTGGTATTCCACCGCCCGGCAGCTTTTGAATCACTTTGCAGGTGTAAATCAGGAAAAATCTCGTGGTAGACCTCAGAATCCACCAAATTTCGCACTTTTCGACCAAAACCCACCGCTAATTCAGCAGTATGTGACGCTTGAATCACTTTTTTGCCCGGAAACTGCCCTAAAAACCATGCAGGAAGCAGGTATGACGCGAATTCTGACTTAGTATGGCGGGGTGGCATGTTAATTATGAGTCGTTTGCACTCTCCACGAGCCACTCGCTCAAACGCATTGGCCATTCTTTTGTGATGCGCCCCAGAAATGAAGGTAGGCCAGACCCTTTCCACAAACTTAATGAACTTCTCTTGCGCAAGCTCACGCTCTTTGAGCTTCTCTAACTTAGTTAGCTGTGTCTCTAGTACCCGTAAGTCCGACTCGCTCAGCTTACCCGAGTTAATTAGTGTTTCTATGTCTTTTAGAGTAATCTCACTCATTATCTTGTACCTCGGATTCCGGGATTTCGTCTTCCATTTCAGAACCGGCAATAAGTATCTCTTCCGTTTTTACTGCGCCTAACTGAGCATCCAGATCATCCAAGGGAGTGATGTCTGACACGTCGGTGTTGAGCAAGCGTTTAACTCTTTCTCTGATGGAATTCTCAAGAGATGCAGAAGTTGTGTGGTGGATAGTGATCTCGCTGCGTTCTGTAAAGAGGCCGATGTCCGAATGCTTGCCCAAAAGCTCAAGTGCTTTTAATTCAATCTTCGGGTCGCCGTTGTCCGCAAGCAACACGAGTTTGTTTGTTATGAAATTTCTGGCTTGTAGTGCATCGGCAAACGCTTGGAAGTCAAACTTCTTTACCAGATGGTGGGCCGCCGCCGCTTCGTGTGACTTAGATATAGTCTTAGGCGCATTTGGTTTGGTTGCACCCGTGAGCAGATCCGCAGCTTTATGCAGATCATCGTCATCAAAATCTACGCTGGCCCCAAGCTCATTTATAAGATCAATAGTGTTTACAGCGACAGCTATGCTATCCGCATGAGTCTTAGGTTGCTCATCGGACAAATCAAAAGGAACAGGATGTTCCGTAGTAGGCACAAGTTGAATCATGGCACTTCGGTAGAAGGGATAGCCGAAATGTAACAGAAAAAATTTATACATGCCAAGTCTTTCATGTATAGAAAACGGAATTTTTTATATATAGGGGTGGGGGGCTAGGCAAAATAAAAAGTGACGGGGGGTGTTGGCGTAAATGCCAACGGCTAGAAATACCTCAGAAAAATGAAGGGGGAGGGGGGTATTGTTATGAAAATTATGTAGCTGGGTATCGTTCGTGCAACACAGTGTGTAAGGGCCCCTACCTCCCCTATTTTATTTTTTGGGGTGGTGGGGGTAAACCCTAGTACCCCTAACATTTTGTTATATCCTGCCCCTATTAAATTTTGTTTCTCATAGACTTGATTTTGTGGTACGATTTGAGGTAAAATCCAATCATACAAAGCAAAATGCTATGTATCCTGACCTAGCAGGGTTTCTAGGTGTTAGATGTAATGAGGTATCAGAATGAACGCAACACAATCAGTAACAGACATCCAAGTAATTGCACCATTATCACGGGAGGACTTATTAGCCGAAGCTCGCAAGGGTGCGGCGAATGGCACGATGATAGGTGAGAGCAGTGAGCAGTTTTATGCAGAGCAGGCTAACAAATTGTTAGGGGTTGAAAAGTGGTATGTATTCAATCATGACGATGTGACAGACGAGGGCAAAATCGTCAATGCCGAATGGAAGTTACTCAAAGCAGAGTATGACAAGGCGTATATGGCTAAGCACGGCAAAAAGTACTCTAATTTCTCCACTGTCAAAGCACGTATTCGCAAGTATGCGGAAGATAATGCCAAGGAATTGGGCTTATTCGGCGAAGTGCCTGATGTTCAGGAATTGAACGAGGATGGCACACCAAAGGGCAAAGCAAAGCACAATAAATCAGTAGATGAGCGTATTATGGAATCTACTGCTCTTTATATGTTCTTAAAGCGTCAGGAAGGTTTGAACGAAAAGCAGGGCAAGTTTTTGACATACCTTGCTAATGGCTTGACAGAATTTGGTGTCAACCTTGCAATGATTGAAGCAAGCAAGAAGTAATCGGGAGGGGAGGGGAAACCCTCCCCTAACAAAATGTTAGCCCTTAATTTGGAGAATGAAATGGTTTTGCGTGAAGATTCTTTTTTAGTTCGTGCTCTGCTAGTAGTGGCAAACCCTGTTCCTTGGTTGCCCTCGCTCTTACCTATGCGAATGGAGCAATGCCGTGTTGGAAACAACACTACCGATTTTGTCCGTGTTACTTTTGGGAGAATTTAAAATGAAAATAATTGTTACCTGTCCCGAAACGATTTTCGGCGTTATCGAAAAAACCTTTGATAACTATACTGATGCAATGAAGTGGGTTGAAGTCTGCATATCGAATGACGTCAAAGTCATTGTCGAAAAAGTCTAACCTTTACCCTCTTAACCCTAAGCCCGCTTTATGCGGGCTTTTTTGCGTCTGTTACATTTTGCTGAGCCCTAACAATTTGTTAGGGCTTTGTTACGTTTTGGTTTAGTTACATTTTTTGGCGTGTACCAGTTCTTCGGGCGGGCGTAGCGA